TCATGGCCGCAAGCAAGACTTCGCTGCTGTGAACGCCGTCAATCGTCCACACAGCGGACCGCTTGCCAGGCGTCGGCAGGAATGTCTGAAACCCGCTGTCATCATCGCTCGTGATATCGGGGTATTCGTTGCTGATCGAGACGGTTTTGCTTTTCACGCCAACGAGCGTGACCGTTTCCCAATCAATCGTGAGGTTGCGACCGTTAAAGCCTGTGGTAGCCATGTTTTAGGTTCCTTTTTGCATCGTCAGCCGATAACGCTGAACGCCATGTCTTGTTTTCCCGTCGGGATCGACAAACGCCTCGGAGAACTCCCAGAGGCAGTCCAGCACCGTATAGCCCGATGCCGTTAGTGTGGCCCGGTGCAGAAGGTCATAAGCCTCCCCCATCAAGCCCTTTACTTCCTTGAACCCGCGCGCCCGCGACCAGTGATGGATTGTCAGCGTGACAACCGATCCGGTCTTGCTGTCATTATCCCAACGCGCGGCAGTATCATTTCCGATGTTGCAATATGGAAATCCGCCATCTGGCACACCAACTGGCAATTCCGGCACATCGTCAAAAACGCTGCAAGACATCGCCCCATTCAAGGCTGCATAGATTGCGGATTGCGCGGCTGTTTCAAAGCTCATGTTTTCGCCTCGATCCGCCGTTTCAGGTCTTGCTCAACCCCGACCTTCGCGGCCTCGAATGATGGCAAGAGCCAAGGACGCGGTTCCGGCATTCGAGTTGTTCCGAATTCAAGATATTGCCCATAAGGCACATTCGTCCCAACCCGTGCCTCGAATGGTGCAATCTCGCTGGCAACTGAAAGCATCAGCCTCCCCGTATCCGATGCCGGGTATTCCCCTGGAGCGGATGCCCGATGCGATACGCCGCCCCGCTTGTAGACCCGACCCGTTGCCGCGCCGCCGCGAATTCCTGTAACCGCGTTTGCCTCGGTCGTGAGCGCCAGTTCTGCTATGGTATCAGAAACCACGTTTTCGCCCGCATCGCTGATCTTTGCCAGTTGCGCGGTCAGAGCAGCCATCCCCTCGACATTGACGTTAATGCTTGTCATGGCGCGCCCTCTGTCGGCGTCAATTCAAGCCAGACCCCACGGCCCGACATATCCATCACGCTTTCAATGCCGTAATATTTGGACCCGATCAGCACCCGATCCGCAGCCGTGACGCCAACCTGATATGCAATGATAAGGCGATAGCGATTGTCCGGGCTTACCCGCATGGCCTGCCATTTCTCAGACCCTGACAGCCCTTCCAGATAGCCGCCCACGGCGTCAGGAGTTGACCATGCCTCAGTATTGCCGCCCATGCCGTCTGGCGTCTTGGTGAGCGCCTGAATGGATGCCTGCACGTTGTATAGATCGGCCTCGGCAATGGCCTGCACATAGAACAGCGAGCCAGCCGCGAGAATGTCCTGAACCCGGATTACCAGATAGTCACGGCTGTTGAATGTGAGTGACCATCCGTCGGCCGGTGAAGTGTCGAACCCCTCGAGCAAGATCAACTGTGCGCTTTCGCCCGCGCTAAACTTGCTGAATTCCTTTGATGGCGTCAGCTTGTCCACGACAGCCCGCCCGGTTGACGTTGTGGTGCCATCGGTAATTGTTGCCGAATGGGCGGCGTCTGTCACTTTCAGCGCCACCTTATCCAGCGCCTTGGCCGCTATGGATGCAATCGTTGCCATCAGCCGCGCACCATCCGCGATCCGCCGATCATATACGGGCGGACAAGCCCCTCAATCGCCATGTAGCGGGCAAGTTCGCGCGTCCCGGCGTATTCTGTTTCACTCTCGACAGGCCCCGCCTTGACTTTCTCACGGCGAACAGCGCCACCCGTGACCGTCTCGAACGGATCGGCCCCGCCTTGGATCAGATAGGCCATTTCGCATTGTGCATCCTTGATCCGCTGCGGGATTGTTTCGGACGACACGCTGTAGCCATCGACATAGAGCGATGTAATGCGCGGCCATTGCAGCGCCTGTGTTTCATCGGTCTTGATGCCGTGCCACTCATATGCCCGGTCAAGATAGGCGCGCGACCGGCGCAAGTTCACCTCATTCGCCGCCGTTCCATCCGCAAGCGTCCAGCCCATCGAAACGGCATAGGCGACGTATTCCGCAATGGTTGCGTATGTGTCCGACGATGCCCCGCCGATGGTTGCTGTGAGTGTCATCCGTGGGCAATCCCTTCAAATCGGAACGCGTGGTGCGTGAGGCCGGTCAAATCATCTGCAAGCGTAATGCAAATGCTTTCACCGAATTCCAGAATAATCGGCATTCCAGCCCTTGTGAATGGCCAACTGACCGAAAGGCTCGCATCACCAGTGCCATATGTCGAAAGTGACGCATCATAGCAAACGTGGTGCCATTCCACATTTAACTTGATCGGCTCTCCATCCATCAAGTCACGGTCAAGGCTTCCATCGGCGTTATAGACGCCAACAGAAATGCCATTTGTCAGAACGATGTTGTTGCCATACTTCCCGGTATCGAACAGGCCCACGTCCATGATGTGAACCATCATGTTATGGACCTCAAGCGATGTCTCGCCCGCCCTTGGCATAAGCCGCAACACCACAGGCGTTACGGACCCGTTAACCGCGCCCTCACGCGATCCGGTGCCATCGCCCACTGTATCAGCATACCGATAGAAGGAAATCATTTTCTGCGAACCTGCTTTTCCTGGCCCGCAAGCGTCATCGTTTTCGGGTCATAGTCGGCCTTGTTGATATCAACAGGCCCGTTCTTCGTGATGATGGTTACGGTTTCACAAGTTCCAGACATGGTGCCTCCAAGGTTGCTTGATGTGAGGCACCCGCGAACGGATGCCCCAAGGTCAAACAGCCTTAGCCGAGCAGAAGCGCGACGTGTTCCGGCTTCCAGCACTTGACGCCCCACAGAGCATCAACCGCAATCATCGCCTTCTTGCGGCCCTTGTAGACCGACACGCCGAACGACAGGCCCGAGAACGGGTCCGCGACAACCATCGCATCAACCGCAGCATCGCCGCCCATCGGATCAGCCGGCGCGCGCATGGCCAGTTCAACAGCCGAGCGCGAGAACGCCAGGTTGTCGCTGTGGGTGGCAATCATGGTAATGGCCTTCGTCGCAGCCGACATGGCAACCCGCAAGCCCGGTTCCTGCAATGTGATGGTGCCCCCGCCCGACACGTCAGCATCGCCGGAAACCACGACATACTTGTTCGTGTCGCCCGCGAAGGTGATGACATCGCCCGCAAGGATGGTGCCGGTGCCCGCCGATGCCAAGGTGATGACCGTATCGCCCACGGCATAGCCCGCGTTGTCGGTCGTGGCCGACGCAGCCGTGCCTGCGGTATGAGAGCCAAGCTGACCGCTTTCCCGAACCGGCATGCCTGCCAGATCAAGCAAGACGCCTTGGCGCAGGATGCTATCGGTGCCAGCCGAGTTGACCGCCGATTGCTTGCCAAGGAAGTTCGCGCCAGCAGCCGTGTTGATGACAAGCTGATTGTCAAACGCGCCCGCGCCGTTGTCCTTCAGGATCTTCAAGACGTTCGACGCATCGGTGTAGTCGTTGGCAGTGCCGAACGGCGTAGTGGTCGCGGCGCCATAGGCACGGCTTGCGCCAGCCCGTGCAGCGGTCACCAGTGCGGCCTCGATCTTGTTGACATGGGCGCGCATGGCCTGCGCAATCTGGTCGCCGTAGATCGTCTCAAACCCGGAGCCGTTGTTGACGCTGCGCACGTCCTCGCCAGTCCACGGGATTTCAACCGTGTCCATGGTGTTGAGGGTCATGGTTTTGTTGTCAACGGTCTGGTCGGTCCCTTCCGGGATCGCCATCGCAGGGCTGAGGGTCGTCACAGCCACCGAGCGGGTGAAGTGCGAACGCACGGTATCGCCCTTGGCCGCAGCCGCCGCGCCGGTATTCATGGTGGATGCTGGGATCATGCCGGTAAGTTCGCGGCCCACGCGGTCAGCGGCGAGATAGATATCCGCCGCAAGGTTGGTCAAAACGTTTGCCATTTATAGGCTCCTTGATTTGCGGTCAGTCTGTGACTTTGCCGCCTGATTTCGAATGTGCCGCGCGTTCGGAATGGCTCATGGCGTCAAACTGCGCCCGCGTGACGGTTTTCCGTGTCGGCGTCCCGCCGTTCGATCCGGGCTGCTTCCCGCTGCCCCCAGTGCCGCCATCCTTCACAAGATACGGCATTGAACCCGCCAATTCCTTGGCGAGGTCTGCGAGGGTTGCCCCATGATCGGCACCGCTGCCAATCATCGGCTTGCCCTCCGGCGAAAGCACCTTGGGGGTGCCGTCATCGTGAAACTGAATACGCTGCGCTGCGAATGCGGCCAGCATGTCGAGACCCTCAGGCACAACCCCGGCTTTCGCCAGTTCCGCCTTGAGGTCCGACCGTGCCCGATCCGCAAGCAACTTGGAAAATCGGCTGTTGCTCTCGGTCAGCTTGCCTTCATAGTCGGCCTTCATCTGATCGAGTTTGGCTTGCGCTTCCTCGCCACCCTTGCCGCCATTTAATGCCTTGGCCTCGAGGTCTGCCAGCTTTGCCGCGATTTCATCCGGCTTGCCAAGTTTGGCATAGGCCCCGGCGTTATCCCGTTCCTTGACAAGAGCGGTCTTGAGGCCGGTCAAGTCTTCGGCTGGCATCAGCTTGGACAAGTCCAGCTTGAATTTGTCACCAGCCTGCGAGGCCAGCGGCTTGAGTGCATCGGGCAGACCCGACACGTCCGATAGTTCGATTTCCATATTTCAGCTTCCCGCTGTTAAGTGCTGGCATCCCGCCAGCGTTTAAGACCCGCAAATTGCGGTAGTCATCTTGCTAGAGAACGATTGATCCACAGTCAGCGCATCGCAATTGCTTTTTCCCTGCCGTGTATTTCCCGTCCCTGTATGTCCGCCCTAGCCGCACCTCGATTGATGCGCGACTATTGCACTTCGGGCATTCAATCGGATCGCCTGCGCCTTTGCGCTTTGGCTTGTCCGGTTTATCGGTTACGAGCCGAAGCCAGCCATTTGCCATGCTTCACTTTCCCGCGCTTTCAGTTCTTCCAGCGTGTATTCCTGACCTGCCCGATCAATGAACCTGTCAAGCGTCAATCCGCCCGCCCGGAACAGTTGCGCTTTCTTGACCCCGAGAACGTCATTCTGGAATACCGCATCCTGCGTTCTCAGCCAGTCCGAATAGTTCACATCAGCCGGAACGCGGCCCGCCATTCCCGCAGTGGTTTCCCCAATGTCAGAGCCGCGCTTGAGAACCGGCACAGTTGTTGACCGACAGTTGATGTGCGCAGGTGGCCTTGGCCCCTTGTCGATTGCAAACACCTGCCCATCGCGCCCACGACAGACAGCCGTGGTGCGCCCATCCAGCACCGCAACCCACTTGACGCCCTCAATCACCCGCGCGTTGGCCTCGTAGAGATACTGCCGCGCCGTATTGGCCGTGTGGTTGATTGCGGTCCTGACCGTGGCCTCTGCCTGTCTGCGGCTCACCTCAAGGATGCCGTCCTTGTAGCCTTGTGCCCGCGTTCCCCGAAGGTCGGCAATCATCTGGCTTGTCGTCCGTCCCTCCACGATGCCCATTCTGACCGCATCCCGAACGCGCTTGAACGCCACTTCCCCGAGGTCTTTATACCATTCGCGGAGTAGCTTGCCTTGGAATGGGCGGGAATTAACCGCCGCCATAATTTGCGAGGTGGTCGGCCTGACTGTCTCATAGCGGAATGGAATTGCCCTCTCGAACAAGTCTGCATCATAGTCGCGCTCATAGGCAGAGAGCGCCGTTAGATCAACGTGCAACTGGCCCATGGCGTCTGTGTATGCGCTGTCAATGATAGCCCGCAACGCATCCGCCAGGCGCGATTGCCGCGCGACAGACATGCTGGAAATATCCTCTTTCGCAATCCGTTCGATGATCCGCGCATCAACCCGGCGCAACATGGCCAAGACCTTGCGAACCTGCCCGTTAGAAAGCCGCTGCAATCCGATCTGGTGCCGGATTAGCTGATCCGCGATCCGCTCAGAAGCCTCCATTCACCGGGTCCGCCATATTGCTGCCCTCTGTGTCGATCCGCTCTGCCTCATCCGCAGGGTCAATCTCAGCGATAAACCCGCGCCGCACCATTTCACGCAGGAATGTTTCGCGGCTCATGTTTCCAGTGTTGACCGCTTGCAGCATGACCTGCAACTCCTGCGAGGTCAGCCCGCTAATGCCGAAGTCCTTGTTGACGTGGACATCAGCCCCGGCCTCGCCCGCATACATGCCCATGTAGATCATAGCCTGCTCAAGAGCGTCTTGTAGCGCGTCTGCGGTCATGGATAGCGTTGATGTTTCCTTCTTGGCGTCCAGCGCCTCGCCCGTTGCCGATTGATTGCCCTTGGCCGCAAGCAATTGCAGCCCGTAAGCCTCCATCTGAAACTCAAGGTCTTTCAGGTCTTGCCGACCGGCCCCGATAGCCTGCCCCGAATGCTCAACCCATTTCAGATCAGCCTGCGGATCGCTTACCAGCGTCGCCGTGCTTGTGCTGACCGTGATGGTTTTATCATCCGGGATGCCCTTGCCGAACAGGATCGGCACCCGCGCGACGTGCAGGATGTTGCGTTGGTCGCTCTGGCTTTGCCAATGGGCGATGTTCACATCTGCCAAGTCGTCCAGCATCGGTTCTCCGGTGAAGAACCCGGTCCGGTTGGCATAGAACGGCACAACCGTTATCTCTGACAGCCCGGTATTTCCGCCATCTTCATACAGCGCCCATTCATCGCGGCCATTCCCGGCGCGTTGCTTGCGATATATGCGGATTTGCACGTTGCTTTCCGTGCGATCCAAGACGCGGATTTGGTCGACCTTGACCTCTGCGAATTCGTCCTTCGGGTCGCTTTCCGTCACGCTTTCCATGATGCGGATTTGCGACAGGACGGTCACGTTATCAATCGTCTCCGTTTTCCATCCAAGGATATCCTCAGCCCGAAGATGCACGAGGAATGGACGAAGGTTTTGCGCGCGGGCTTGAGCCTGCGTAACCGTTCCACCACGGGCAGGCGCGTCCACCATGATATAGGAAATCCCCGGCCCGGACATGCCATCATCGAACACGCGGCGCGCGAACGTGGACAGGTCATTACCTGCCAGGTCGATGTTGCTTTCCCATTCCTTCAATCGTTGAGGTGCTGCATCATCCAGCGCAACCGGCTTGTCGAAGACGCGGCCCGTCATATCGCGCACGGTCTTGCGGTATCCATTGAACAGCCAAGACAAGCCGAGCCGCTCAGAATACGACGCCTCCGATTCCGCCGTGAATTTCGGCAGGTAGGTCTGCCCAGCGGCGCGCATGGCAGTTGATCCGCCCATCAGCGCGCGGCCCTTTGCCGACAATGCCACCATGGCGTCGCTGTCCGCTGATCTGATGGCAACGCTATTGGTCAAATTCTCAACTCCGTAATGCGGGCCGCTGGCTTAACAACTGGCATTTCATAGGCAATCGGATAGCCGAATGCGTCGTTCTGGTGGTCAAGCCCGGATGACTTGTCCGGTTCGCCGTTCTTGTCGTATGCCTGCTGTTCAAGGCATCGGGCTGTCTCCGGGCACTTGTCAGGGTTCACCCACACGCGCCCCGCCTCTAGTCCTTTGTTCACAGCAAGGACGCGATCCTTCACGCGCGGGTTGCTGTCCTTTGCGCGGATCACAAAACCCGCCTGCCTCAGAAGCCCGATATCAGAAAGGCTGGCCCCCTTGCTGCTGGCATTCCTACCGCTTGCGTCCGGGTAAACCGTGATATGGTGGCCCTCGTATCTGGCCTTCATGGTTTCGATCATGGACGGCGTATCAATGCCGCCTTTCAGTTCATCCACGCAATGCCAATCGTTTTCCCGCAGAACGAAGGCACAAGCCGCCATGTTCCCGACGTTGAAGTCCATGCCGATCCGCAATGGCTCACTGGTCTGGATGGTTTCCCCGCTGCGGTTCCGTTCCCGGTCATAGCTTCGGTAGACCGATCCGCTTGTGAGGTTAACAAACCGGCCCTCAATGTATGCGTCGATCAGTTCCGCCGGGTAGCTGTTCCGCAGGTTCTGCACATAGTCGGCAGGCAGGAATGGGTTGCTGTAGGTCGGCGCCTGAAAATACTCGTAGCCTTCGGTTGGCTCTTTCGCCCACCGATCATAGACAAACCGAAAGCCCTCTGGCGTGGTATAGGCTGAAACCCGGTTGAACGGGGCCTTTATGCCATCCGGCCTTTGCCGGTTCCGCGCGATGATCTGGTTCCATGCCCGCCGCGCCTGTTCCGGCTTTAGCGTGTCGAGTTCGTCAACGTGGGCGCGGTATGTCTCATAGCCGACGATCCGCTCCGGGTTATCCATCGTCCGCAGCACAAAGTCGCCAAACCGTGGATAGCTGCAATAGATGATGTTCTCTTGCTTGTTCCACTTATGGGGGACGCCGAATTCATCCAGCTTGGCACACATACGCGGCGCTGTGATAAGGCGCACAAGATCGTAGGTCGGAGCGTAAAGACCGATCAGCGCATCCGATGAATGGGCCGCATCGCCCATTGCCGAATAAGCCATGATTTCCGACTTGCCAGCCCCGAAGCCCGCGACGAATGCCGGATGCTTGGCCGTGCTGCACAGAAACCGCTCTTGCGGTTCAGTCAGCGTCAGCCGGATCGGATTTTGCACGGTCAATCATGAACCCCGTAAACGGGATTTTCTCCCCGTCCTTTCCAGCATGTTCGACAGCCTGGATAGGCTTTCCGTATCCGCGATCAAGGATGCTATTCGCAGCCGCCACTCGTGCGCTGTCTCCGCTTTTCGGCGAATTCATCACGCTAACAAGCGCGGCAAGTGCATCCTCAGTGTGTTTCCGCGCCAACTCTGACAGTGTGGCCTTCTGTGCAGCCGTGGATTTGTCCTTGCTGCCTTTTGGCCTGCCAGAGTTCGGCCTAGCGCCGCCGCGTGGCATTGCAATTCTCGTTTGCTTGTTTCATCGCAAGACTTCCCGTCTCTGATGGTGGTTGGCATCCCGCCAAATGAAAACACCCTCCGGTTTCCCGAGGGGCGTTTTGGACATTATTTGTCGCCATCACTATGGCATATCAATTTTTATCCTGCAAGCCCCAATAGACCGCGCATAGATCAAGCCCGGATCGAAGGCTTGGCAGGTGCTTTGTGGGCTGATGTTCAAAGCATACGCGGCGTAATTCCGCCCATACCAACGGCCCATCGCATTTGGCGAATAGCTTGGCCCGGTCTTGGCTATCCCTCAATTCGGCGTGTGAAGGCTCATTGTCGCCATCGTGTCCGACAGGTGAGAAGTCCAGACATGACCGCCCCGGCGAAACCATGCGGGTCCGATACATCATGGCTGCGAAATCGTGCCCTGCTTGGCATTGGATATCTG